TTAAGCAGCCATCTGATGATATTTTTCCCTGAAGGCTGCCGGGGAGATATTCCCCAGACGAGAGTGACGACGCTGACGATTGTAGAAAATCTCAATGTATTCCCGTATTACTGAGATGGCTTCATCCCGGTTATTAAAACGATAGTGGCTCAGGCTCTCATTTTTCAGCGTTCCCCAGAAGCTTTCCATCGGAGCGTTGTCGTAACAGTTACCTTTACGCGACATTGATGTTTTCAGACCAAACTGCTCCTGTATGACCCGGTAATCGTATGCGCAGTACTGTGAACCTCGATCAGAGTGGTGGATTAGCCCGGCAGGTGGGCGCTGGCTCCTGAGCGCCATAAACAGGGCTTTACCTGTCAGCTCTTTTGTCATGCGCTCTCCCATGGCGTAGCCGACAATTTCGCACGTATAAACATCTTTGATGCCAGCGAGGTACAACCATCCCTCCTGTGTGGCAACATACGTCAGGTCCGCCACCCAGACCTGATTTGGTGCTGTAGGAGCGAACGTCTGGTTCAGCAGATTTGGCGCAACTGGCAGATTGTGGTTCGAGTTCGTAGTCGCTCTGAACTTGCGTTTCTGCTTACAGCGTAGCCTTAGCTCCTTACGAAGACGTGCCAGTCGGTCACGACCAACGATGATGCCATTCTCTGCCAGCTCCGTCTGGAGCCGCCGGGTTCCATATGTTTCGCGAGTGCGGATATGTGCCACCTTAATCTCCAGTTTTAGCCGCTCATCACTTTGTTTTCTGTCTGAGGGTTCATGCTGTACCCAGTTGTAATAACCGCTCCTGGATACACCAAATACCTGACACATCGCTTCAATGGGAAATTGTTGTCGCCATTGTTCGATTAACGCGTATTTTTCAGCGACTCCTGTGCAAAATACGCTGTTGCTTTTTTTAATATATCTCGCTCAAGGCGAGCTGAGGTAGCCTGAGTTTAACGGACACTCCTTCCTGAAATAGAATGGCATCAGAAGGAGCTAATAATGAGCAGAAAAACCCAACGTTACTCTAAAGAGTTCAAAGCCGAAGCTGTCAGAACGGTTCTTGAAAATCAACTTTCGATCAGTGAAGGCGCTTCCCGATTATCTCTTCCTGAAGGCACTTTAGGACAATGGGTTACCGCCGCCAGAAAAGGGCTCGGTACTCCTGGTTCCCGCACGGTGGCTGAACTGGAATCTGAAATTCTGCAACTGCGTAAGGCGTTAAATGAAGCTCGCCTTGAGCGAGATATATTAAAAAAAGCAACAGCGTATTTTGCACAGGAGTCGCTGAAAAATACGCGTTAATCGAACAATGGCGACAACAATTTCCCATTGAAGCGATGTGTCAGGTATTTGGTGTATCCAGGAGCGGTTATTACAACTGGGTACAGCATGAACCCTCAGACAGAAAACAAAGTGATGAGCGGCTAAAACTGGAGATTAAGGTGGCACATATCCGCACTCGCGAAACATATGGAACCCGGCGGCTCCAGACGGAGCTGGCAGAGAATGGCATCATCGTTGGTCGTGACCGACTGGCACGTCTTCGTAAGGAGCTAAGGCTACGCTGTAAGCAGAAACGCAAGTTCAGAGCGACTACGAACTCGAACCACAATCTGCCAGTTGCGCCAAATCTGCTGAACCAGACGTTCGCTCCTACAGCACCAAATCAGGTCTGGGTGGCGGACCTGACGTATGTTGCCACACAGGAGGGATGGTTGTACCTCGCTGGCATCAAAGATGTTTATACGTGCGAAATTGTCGGCTACGCCATGGGAGAGCGCATGACAAAAGAGCTGACAGGTAAAGCCCTGTTTATGGCGCTCAGGAGCCAGCGCCCACCTGCCGGGCTAATCCACCACTCTGATCGAGGTTCACAGTACTGCGCATACGATTACCGGGTCATACAGGAGCAGTTTGGTCTGAAAACATCAATGTCGCGTAAAGGTAACTGTTACGACAACGCTCCGATGGAAAGCTTCTGGGGAACGCTGAAAAATGAGAGCCTGAGCCACTATCGTTTTAATAACCGGGATGAAGCCATCTCAGTAATACGGGAATACATTGAGATTTTCTACAATCGTCAGCGTCGTCACTCTCGTCTGGGGAATATCTCCCCGGCAGCCTTCAGGGAAAAATATCATCAGATGGCTGCTTAAAAAAAGAACAAATGGTAGTGTCCGCTATTGCCAGTACACCTCAGATCACCCGTGAGATAGCCGCCGCGTTCATGCTCATGCTAAAACATGGGGCACACAGAAAGTGATGGTATTAGATCTATATGGCATTTCATCATCAAATGCTGTTGACGGACTTACAGTCCGTGACTTACTACACAAATATTTAAATGACCAAATGCCGGAGGTAAAGCAGACCGTACTAACCACTACAGATGTTGGGGCTTGAACCGAAGAGCACGGCGGTGCGGAGTCCGGAGAGTAACGGCATAGCAGAGAGCTTCGTGAAAACGATAAAGCGTGACTACATCAGTGTCATGCCCAAACCAGACGGGTTAACGGCAGCAAAGAACCTTGCAGAGGCGTTCGAGCATTATAACGAATGGCATCCGCATAGTGCACTGGGTTATCGCTCGCCACGGGAATATCTACGGCAGCAAGCCAGTAATGGGTTAAGTGATAACAGGTGTCTGGAAATATAGGGGCAAATCCAGTAATTACAAATATCATCCAGCAAAATCGGAGTCAATGCTTTATGCGTCATCCAGTCCTCAAATCTTAACTTTCTGGTGACGCCCTCTCCTAAATCTGACTGATACAAGAATGCAGGACGACAAGAGTTTTCTCCTTTGGGAATATCGACAATGTAAGCATGACCAAGCGCACCATCATTAACACGTAATACAAAGCTCTTACATTCAGGCATACAGGACAGGCGCTCCTGAAGCTGCTCGAGCGATAGTGTCTGTTCATTTTCAAAGCAGTAACTGAAGCCATCCTTGTCCAGAAATAGTTTCATAATAGCATTAGCGGTAACTCCGCAGGAGGGTTCCACAATGCCTTTCTCTCGCCCTATAATAACCTCAACCTCCTCAATCGACATCCCCCAGTCTGTTGCCATCTGTTTGATGTTAGAGTCGATATTTTGCATTATTGCAGCAGGATTTTTCTGATGTATAGGTACTTCGTGGTCATCACTATTTAGCAATACATTAGCTTTGAGGTTCTGTGAGCACAGGGAAGCAAAATCTCTTACATGTAAGGCTGAAGTGTGTTGCATGGGAGATAATACAGCTTCAGTATTTACAGATATGGCCCCTGTCAGACAGGACGCGGACGTCGGGGGGGAAGGGTAATGTCTTTCATATCTCATTCATTCACTCTATGTTTATCTATAAATACAGGCGAGGTGCAAAAAGAACTTCTGGCATGGGCATTATGTCATGTCTGAAATTTTTCTGGTGCCTGTATGCCATTCGCCAGTCTCTCAGCGGCATTGTCCATTTCTGTGACGCGGCCTGGATTGCCAGCCACACCACTTTTTACCAACTCCATCCATGCAACAAATCCACTACACTGGATAAAATTACTAAATTTTACTTAATACCACACTAATAAGATCTTGCTTTCCTCCATGATAAGATTGCATTATTTGATTTTCACTCCATGAACGTTCAGAAATATTATAAGATGATATATCTATTGGATTAAATTCATTTCTCGTGCGATCATATAAGACATTTGTCTCTGTTGTATCGATAAAAAGAATTCCTTTTTGCTCAAGCCTGTCAAACATATCATAAATGGCATGCTCAGCCTGTGCCGGCAAGGACGAAATATTTAAAAGCGATTCTCCATTTATTTTATCCATTCTAATACCAATAATATCGCCATTATCGCCATATATTTTTTCTGCACTCCCGGCACCATAATATTGGTTGAAGCAACGAACTTCGTTTGTTACCTCTTCATTGCTTTGAGATGTAGTAAACATCTTCAGGACTTTTGTTGCATCCTCAGCATCTTCATATACTACAGCGTTACCCCCTTTGCCAATAACATTACCAGGCACAGGCAAGCTGTTATAGTCCACACTCGGTAACTCTGGCGGTGCATAATCAACAGGAGGTAAATCAGGTCTATTCGAATGAACAGCACCTCTTTCCATAGCCCTATTCACTGGCGATGAATTCAGCATCACCTCAATTTTCCTGCTAATCTCTCCCTTAGGCCATCCCAGCCTGTGCAACAGATTAGTAAAGCAACCACTATGACTTTCTCTTGTAACGCAAAACTTATTATCAGTGACAACAACACGATATGTTCTGTTGCCCACCTTTACTTGCGCCCCATTATCCGAGCTAGCAGCTGCATCCCTTACAGAGGATAAAATACGACTGTCAGGAGAAGTCAGGTTTCTGGTTAAAGAATTCCATGAACACCCCAAATTTACAGAAGATGGTGATAGCATACATTTCAACCTTCAAAATGAATCAATCTTTACTTTCTTAACAAACATCACCATGACATGACAACAAAAACCGGAGCCGGACTCCGGTTTTGTGAAGCTGTCGGGTTACTTCATCCCGCCAATATTTTCCCACGTCCCGTCAGCACGCAGGATTTGCAGCGGTCTTACCACACACTGTATCTGCTTTTTATCTGTATCCAGTATCACCACCTGTGTGATTACCCTGTCCTGCTCCGGAATAATGCCATTCTCATCTGACTCCAGGATGTCTGCCGGCCCCAGTCGCAGTTGTGCTGTAAGCGACTGCACGTGTTCACGGCCATCATGCTTTCCGCAACCACACAGACGCTGCATAAGTTTTTTTAGTATATTCATGTCATTCTCCTGTTCTGCCTGTATCACTGCCCACTTCATCCAGCCCCTTGACATCCTGCCACGGCCCGTCACCAAACCTGACCTGCAAATGCTGAAAAAAACCCTGAACCCGTGTGGCATCTTTGGGGTCAAGAAAGGTCAGTCCGGTGATGAGTGCGCCATCTGTATCCGGGAACCAGCCATTGCTGTTTGTCTCAATAATGTTTCCCGGCCCCAGACGGAACCGTATTTGTGTCTCCCCCGGGTCGCCCTTCGGTCCCTGAGGTCCGGTTGCCCCCACCGGGCCAGCCGCACCTGTTTCTCCTTTCGGTCCCTGTGGGCCTGCCGGGCCTGCCGCACCGGTATCTCCCTTTGGACCCTGTGGACCTGCATTTCCCGTCAGACCGGTCTCTCCCCGCTCTCCCATGTCACCTTTCGGCCCCTGCGGGCCTGCCGGACCAGCATCACCTGCCGGTCCCCGTTCGCCGGTTGCCCCGACAGGGCCGGTGTCACCGCGCTCTCCCTTATCACCCTTCGGCCCCTGAGGACCCGCGGGCCCCTGTTCCCCCTTTGGCCCGGGAGGTCCCACCACGGTGGGGATTCGGTTTACGGCCTCTTCCGCCGCTATCCTGCTTTGTTCCGCTGACTGTGCGCTTTCTGCTGACTCCCGGGCTTTTTCTGTTGCGGTCGTTGCATCCCTGGCTGCATTACCGGCTGCACTTTCTGCCGTCTTTCTTGACAATTCAGCTTCTGCTGCACTTTGTGATGACTCACTGGCTTTTTGAGCGGCCGCAGAAGCCGAGGACGAGGACGCATCCTCTGATGCTGTTGTGACAGCGCTCATCATATTATTCAGTTGTTGCTCTGATATATTCATCGAGTAAATCCGGTAATTTATCCCCCGCCCGCGCACACTGATTTGCCCCCTTCGCAATAAGGGTTTTCAGATGGTCAAGATGGCGCGGTGTTAAATCAGGAAACTGTCGCTGCATGGATAAAGGGATGGAATCAAGCGTACTTGATAACGCCATTGCCAGCTTACTGAGGGCAAAAATACAGAATCCGGTGTCAATCAGTTTTCCTTTTGACACCTCATTTTTTAGCTGCTGTGTAACAGCCTGTTCTGCTGTCAGTTCCCATCTGGCAATAAGCAATTTCTCCTCATAGTCGTCTTCGCTATCGCCATCAGGCACATCGTTTTTACTTCTCCTCAGATACGATATGTAAAAATCGCGCCAGGCATCCAGATCCAGTTGCCCTCGCTTATTTGATATCGGGGCACCCGGCAATTTCTGCAATCTGCGAAGCTGGCGATCGGTCAGACTTAAATGCCTGGCAACTTCAGTCTGCGTAGCCACTCCTCACCTCGCAAAAACTCTCACCTCACAATTAGCACAAAACCGATCATGTCCGGTTTATATGTCCATTTTTTGCGCATGTCCGGTTCACGGAAAGCCCGTTCTTATATTTTTCATGTAGTTAACTTGCAGAGAAACCGGACATGGTTCCCGGAAAATTTTCATAAATAGCGAAAACCCGCGAGGTCGCCGCCCCGTAACCTGTCGGATCGCCGGAAAGGACCCGCAAAATGATAATAATTATCATCTACATGTCACAACGTGCATCTACGCCATCAAACCACGTCAAATAATTAATTATGACGCAGGTATCGTATTAATTGATCTGCATCAACTTAACGTAAAAACAACTTCAGACAATACAAATCAGCGACACTGAATACGGGGCAACCTCATGTCAACGAAGAACAGAACCCGCAGAACAACAACCCGCAACATCCGCTTTCCTAACCAAATGATTGAACAAATTAACATCGCTCTTGATCAGAAAGGTTCAGGTAATTTTTCAGCGTGGGTTATTGAAGCCTGCAGAAGAAGATTAATTAATGAAAAACATGCTCAATTTGTACCCAACAAAGACAAACACGACCAGAGCACCTGTTCAGACAGGTTTACTTAAACGACTTATATATGACACAAAAAGCGACCACTAAAGTCGCTTTTTCTTATGGTAACAGGCAATAACGCTCTCAGATATTTTTTAGCATTTTTTTGACCGCGCGTTTCCGGACGTATTCTGTTCTCCTGTCCCTTTATATCGTCGGAATACCCGCCGCTCTTCAAATCCCATTCCCAACTCAGAATGTAGTCTGTTGACCGCTTGTTTTATTTCGGTCAGGTTCACCGGTGAAACCGGAGTCCGGCGCGCCTTACGCAAACACTCTGCTCGTTTCTGTGCCGCCACTTTTCTTTTCTGGTCATCACTTAGCTGTACCATCACTTTTGCCCATCGTTCAGCTGCTCTCCGGTACAGTCCTTTTTTCTCCAGACATTCTGCCACGTGATCATGTAGCATAAGTGACCTCCGATTATCTACAGACTGCCATCCTGAATTTACCTTCCCTTAATGAAATAACAATAAAAAACAAACCACGCAAAAACAATAAAATAACACACAAAAAAACTAAATAATAAACAAAAATAATCACCTTATTTTATTATTTTTTGAGGGGGCAATTACTGAACAAAAAACGCTGACTATATACTCAAAACCAAACAACTATTCTGCCAATCAGGTATCATGGCAACACACGGAATTACCGTGTTTTTGCCTTCTCTGCCCATACAATACGGGCATATACTTCATACTCTATTGTAATATTTCTATCCATGCGCCCCACTCCATTTACCTGTAAATAATATTCAAAATATTTATCACAGAAATCGTTTTTGTCCATGAACTGAGCACACTATAAAGTCCGGAACTGACTCTTTGTTAAATTACCTTAACGTTACCAGTAACACCTTCATAACAAAACATCACGGTATACACTGGGTACGGATATATTCCTGTGCTCCTTCCAGTTGCTTCTGCATTGCCATCAGCCGTTCTCTGAGGATGAAATAATCCCGTTCAGCGGCTTCTGCCAGTCGGGGACCGGTTGCATTATCCACGCCGGAGGTGATGGGGGCTTTACGCAAGGAGCCTGGACAGTTGGCGTTGATGCGCAGGCGCTTACGACCAGCGGCAACATCAGCACGCAGAGTTTCATTTTCAGCTCTCGCATCGGCTAATTCCCTCGAGTATCTGGCATCAAGTGCAGCGACATCACGCTGGCGTACCTGCATATCAGTAATTGTCACGTTCGCCAGCTTCAGCTCACTGGCTTTTTTATCGCGTTGCGCTTTGTAGGTAATGGCGTTATCGCGGTAATGATTCAGCCCCAGACTAAGCACACCACAGGCTACCAGCAGGACAATAATCACCACACACAGAACACGGTTCATATCCCCCTCACCCCACCAGCCATGACAAAGTTAAGACGCGCCAGGCAGTGGAAAAGCAAATAGCAACCAGCATTAGTGAAAATGAAATGCCGACGATTACACAGAGGATCTTCGCCAGCGTTATGAGCTTGTCTGACATGCTTAATCCTCTTCACGATTTCAACGCAATGACCAGTTTTGCCAGCCCATACAGCATCGGAGACACAGCAATACCGACCGCCACCCACTTAATAGCAAAAGCCAGCGCTCTGCTGACGTCATCAGTTACAGGCGCTTTCAGTTCAAGGCCGTTTTTCATAGTCAATCTCAACAGAATTCGTTTATACTTTCCCATGTTCTCCCTTGCCTTACTCAAGGTCAGAAACACAAAACCCCGTTTGCAGCCAACAAACGGGGTTTTACTTTTATTCACTTAGTTTTTGCCAGTTCGCAGGATTTCGTGTTATCCGCCCGCGTTGGCCAACGTCATTTTTCAGCAAAATATTCTGCTTATCTGTCAATTCCCCAGCACGCCAGTGCACTTTCCTGGTCTCGCCGGGATACCTGACCGTAGCAATTATTTGAGCGGATACGGCAGTCTCTGCCACCGTCCTTAATCCACCAGCGAATCGCTTCGCAGGCACCTTTTCGATCACCTGCATTAATCCGTCTGTAAAACGTAGACGGGAAACACTTACCGGGGCCAATGTTATAAGGACAAAATGACGCGATACCCGCCTTCTGGGGTTCGGTCAGCGGTACTTTAATATTGCGCTCCACCCACTCCAGCGCCTTATCACGTTCAATGGCGTTAACCTGGTCGCACTTTTCCTTCGATAACTTCATACCCGGGACGACAGGCTTACCATCCACTCGGGTGGCACCGCGGCATATGGTCCAGATCCCCGCACCATCACGGTATGCCGTGGTGTGGTTACCTTCTTTTTCGTCAAGAAACTGGTCGAGGATTTCAGGCGCAGACGTCCCTGCACCAATCAGCGCCAGAACGGCAGCCGACAGGCCGTATCTGATTTTTGCGTTCATGGATATTTATCAGGATTTATCGGTTCCGGACCCCTGGATATGTTAAGTCTTCAGCCCGCCGGTGGTGGGCACTGGCGTAAACCCAACAATGTGAGATGGCTGCCTCGCAAAGATAATGAACAGATATGAATGAAGAAAATACAGCGCTTTTTGACAGAATTTTCACTCTTGAGTTACAGGTCGGTTTTCTTCTCCCAAAGATAATCAAAGCCATGGATGCACTTGGTAAGAATAACGCTGTGTCAGATTACCTGATCGCCGAAATGGAACATCTCATTAAAGAAATACCAAAGACCGATGCTCGTGATGATAAAAGATTCCTCAGGGCTGCTGAAAATGCTCTTTCGACCGTGAAGCGCAGCTTAGACGCGCCGCAAGATCAAGAATAGTTTCTTTCATTTCGTCTAATGCAAGTACCTCATCTTTTGTTGGGGTGCTTTTTTCAATTCAGAGATATAGCACTCCAGTTGTTCAATACGTGATTCAATATCATCTTTTTCTGACCGCAATGCCGTCGGTGGCGTCTTCAGAGAACCAGTAATTCTTCCCGGTAGCTTTCCTCTGTAGGTTATCAACACGTCCTGCGCCTCTAAAATGATGGGCCGCTTTTCCGGCAACGGACCATCCCCTTCACATAACCCGGCAGCAACATCCATGAAAAACTGCTTCGCCTGCTTTTTCGCCTCAGCTTCGTAAAACTCCAGCGTGGCTCCTTCAGTACGGTCAAGACTAATCGCCACATCTGGCAACAACAGTGACGGATACCCACCAATTTCCGGTGCCACAGTAACAGTAATCTTATCCGGGTAATTATTTATCCCTTTAACAACCAGTTCGTATTTTTTCTTCATCGCTTTACTCTCCCCGCGCCGCCTTACGACGGTCCTCTCTGATTTTGAAATACAGGTTAGAAGGGCCGACCTGTGGCTCTCCTTCAATAGCCACCGCCTGCATCAGTGTGTACGGCGTAATGGCAACCGGTCCGCCGTATGGCTGCCAGCCCTCTTTCAGTTTGTGTGTCAGCTTTTCCGCAAGGTCTGACGGCGACGCCGCCCTGACAACATCGTAATGTTTAATCGACATCGAATTTCTCCCGTGTACAGGAACAGAGTTAAAAAGCCGGAACCGGAATCAAATCACAGGATGACCATCTGCCAGTGGCAGGTCATAAAAAAAAGGCTGCGCAATGCGCAGCCAGAACTCACAAGGAAAATGATAAAAGGAATAACACTAGTGATGTACGCATGGCGCCTCCCGCTAAGTTCTGCAATGATCAAACAGAACTCGCTACGTGCCCTTAAAACTCGATCATTTAGCCCCTCCAAGGAGGATTCACCATGCGGTTGATTTTTTAATAAACAGTAAACAAAAAAGTCAAGAATTATTCATTCTGTTCTTTCATCATCGGCCACAGCAATACCACAATGCCGCAGACCAGAGCGCCATCAGTCAGTACCAACATTATCCTGCTGGTGAAATCCATCATCACCATCACTAAAAGCAGGATCACAACAGCAAGCAGACACAGTTTATAAAACAATGTTCAGAAAACGCATTCAGCATGCCTAAGGTTCTATTCCTACGAATAGCCAACTTGCAACTTAAAATATTATTTATGCAGCCAATTAAATTCTGGTCCTTACAATATCAACCTGAAGATTCTTATCTTGTGCTGATTGATAAATGACAAACCTTTTACTACCTGCATTGAAAGAAGTAGACAAAACCAGACAATTATCATAACGAGCAAGAACATAATACCAACCATCATTATAATTAATCATTTCATATTCTTTCTTAAACTGTGGTTTGTAATATCCTGTCAGAAATGAAAAAAGCCAGAAATATGCCACAAAAGCAATCATCACAATCTCAAAAAAATGTTTTTTTATAAATGGCTTATCATAGAAGCATGATACCGATAAAAATCGCCCATAAGATCTTATCGAAATTGTAACCGCCAGCGCAATCGCTGCTGACAGTAGCAAAAGAGGTACCTGAATCTTCTGTCTCAATATAGAAAACTCAATAATTGCCGGCACAAACAATAATTCCACAGCAAAATAAAGGCGAAATACATTTAGCTCTTGCATAGAATGTTTTCTTTTCACTGCGAAAAAGAATACAACACCAATACCCCAACCGATAAGAAATATAGCAATGACGATAACTGCAAAAAATAAACTTCTGGCAACATCATCAACACCTGCACCTACAATCCACCATGGGAAGCCGTAGTAAAAAGAAGTACCCCATCCATAGAAATAAGCACTCCCCCATCCAAGGCATCCCATGTAGGCAATAAAAAGTGAAGAACTCCTGAGCAGCGCACCATCCTTCATAACCACCCCAATACAAGATGATAACATTGGCTTACAACTCATAACAAAAGCAATTCAATGCCGTCAAGAGATTACAGGCTAAAAAAACTCTATTACATAGCAGCCAGCATGTTTACCGTACAAGTACAACTCAGGGCATAAAAAAAACCCACTCGGCAGCGGGTTTATACATTTTTTACAACATACCAAATTTGCATGAAGTATATGGCTTTTAATCCAGTTTTGCAATATTTTGCTGTAAAAATGCTGCCTTTTGTTTTGAACGTGTTCTCGTCACAAGCAATAAAGCATCACTATCAAGCTGTAGAAAAATGTGCTTCATTGCAACCCAGCGTTCAGTAAATGTCTCGGACCAGTTTTTTGTTGTCACTCCCACCAATGATGCCAGTGTCTGGTATTCATAGGCCTCACGCCCTGCAAGTTCGCTCTTCACATCCTGTGCAGCCAGCCAGATTAACGTCTTCAGGCGATCCAGTGTCTTACCTGCAATTTTTCTGTTACTTAACAAATCTTTAAACTCGCTCCATGCCCATTGCGTTATGGTGAACTGATGCCCCCATCGAACGCTTTCGCTGTAACACCAAAGCAACCATGCTTTCTGATGTTCATCGAGAGACAAAACCGCGCGGCGCCATGAAGAGGTTGAGAATTCAACCGGGCTGACCAAAGCAATGGATGAACCTTTTGCGTACGACTGCTTACCGGAAGTCGGCGTATTATCCAGCGTAATCATCTTGCCAGTTACCACATCCAGAATGCGCGGCTTCTTTCGTTTGTATGTACCAGTATCAAATTGTGCATGCTCCTGCCAGGCTTCGAGCTGGCCTTTCGTTGCTCCGTTCAAGTCAGCAGTAGCTGCCATAAGTTGCTCACGAACATACTGTAAATATTGGGTATTCATGCAGTAAATCCTTTCTATATTTTGGCATAATTCTTCAACATTCGGTAATCGTTCAAAACCGAATCGGGGAAACGACATAAGCACAGGAGCCCCCAGCGACAGCGAAGGAGTTCTGATATATAAGACTCAGACATCATTCATTCCCCGGTTCTCCAAAATCTGTTTCACTCATCATCCATAACTACCTGTAATTGCCCCCCCTTTTTTTGTAACAGTTCTTATATTGCTATATAGAATAGCCATTACTAATACATTTAAATTTAATAAAATAAAAATTATAAAAACATAAAACACCACGCAAACACACTTAATAAAACACCGTTACATTAAAAGATAATAAAAACCACAATAAAAAAACGAATAAATCAATTGTCTCACGCAATTATAAAACATCATATTGATTACGCACCTTGTATTACAAACTCATGTATGTAAAATACGCGCACCATTCAAAAAAAAGGAAGACAATAACATATGAAAAAAAGTGTCATCGCTGGCGTCTTTATTGCTCTGTCATTTACCACGTGTTCAGCTATCGCGAACAGCCTTGCATTATCATTAGCAAATGATGATGCAGGGAAGTTTCAACCAATACTTAATGATATTTATGGCAATAAACATGAAAACAGAGATGATTACTCACAAGGCTTATTTCTGGGATATAGCCACGATATCTCAGACTCGAGCCAATTATCTCTCCATATTGCGCAAGATATTTACTCTCCATCAGGCAGTAATAAAAGACACAACACAGCTGTAACTGGAGACAGAGCTTTTAGTGCATACACTCACACTGGTATTGAATGGAACTCCCTTGCGAATGACTGGATTCGCTATCGATTAGGTACTGACATAGGTGTTGTTGGCCCCGACGCAGGCGGTCAGAAAGTACAAAATAAAGCTCATGAGATTATTGGGGCAGAAAAATATCATGCATGGGATGATCAAATAGAGAATCGCTACGGTTATACTGTAAAAGGGATGCTATCCATGACACCAAGTATGGATATTTTAGGTGCTAATGTTGGATTATACCCTGAAGTTTCTGCTGTTACTGGAAACTTATTTCAATATGTAGCATATGGCGCAACCATTGCCATTGGTAATGATAAAACCTTCAATTCGGATAATGGCTTTGGTCTGCTGGCTCCCCGTGGTTTAATGCATATGTCCGATACAAGCGGATTCAAATACAAGATTTTTGCAGGTATGGAAAGACGAGATGTCAATCGCAACTATACTCTCGAAGGAAAAACAATACAGACGAAACAAACAACAGTATCGCTAAACAAAACTGTTGATGAATATCAAGTTGGCGCAACAATTGGGTATGCACCTGTAGCCTTCACACTAGCATTTAATAAAGTAACATCAGAATTCAAGACAGGGGATGACTATTCATTTATAAATGGAGCAATCACCTTCTTTTTTTAACTGAATTGAATTCAATCAAAATAACATAAGTCCAACAAAAACATAAAGTGCGAAATGAATGCTAGCTCCATTTATTTCGCACTATAAAAGATTAAAAGTTGCAATAAAATAATAAAATGACTCAGTTACGAAAACCAATAAACTGTGGCCAGTAGTGAGTCGCTCATCATCGGGCTTTTTGGCGAATGAAATTTAGCTACGCTTTCGAGTCTCATGCGCCTTCTCCCTGTACCTGAATCAATGTGAGGTTTCCGCAGAACACTGCGCCAGTATCGATATACATCTGGTTGGCAAATTTGAGTGGCTTCACTGCTGGCGTATGACCAAAGATGAACGTGTCCGCGCCTTTGATTTCTTTCACGATCCCGTCTTGTGAGTTGCTGATTCGTTCGCGGTTCCAGATTACCTGCTGATGATCAACTGGCTTTCCAAACTCGTATTTATCACAAGGATAATCGGCATGGCAGATGACATATTTTTTTCCTTTACTCACCAGTTCGATGATTAACGGAAGTTCATCTGCTTTATGGGCAAGAGCTTTAGCCAGAATTTCTTTGTCGTAATCGAGATTAAAGAACCAGCCACCGCCATTAAGCAGCCAGTGATTGACGTTTCCACGCTCTGATAAGCCATCAATCATCATTTGCTCATGGTTTCCACGGTATGCGCTGAGGCTTATCAGGTTGTAGGAGTTATGGCAGATGCGCTTGGTGTATTCGGTGATGCAGCAGTACAGAAAGTTCTGGATAACCTGTCACAGCAAAAACTTGTTCACAGAGATGTGCTGCCGTTCTCGCTTCCGGTAACTCCGGATGGTTGGGTTATGGTTCCTAAACAGGTAACGCCGGAAATCAGCAACGCGATAAACGTTGTGGGTCAACGCTGTACATGCGGAAATTGCTCTCAGCGGTTGTGGGATTTATTACTCGACGCCACACAGCAAGGAGTTAACCGTGGCTAACCTGCAACTTGCCGTCAAAGGTGAATAACAATCCTCGCACTCGCGGGGATTTCTTTTATCTGAACTCGCTACGGCGAGTTTTGTTTTATGGAGACAAGAAATGTCAGATTTGGCTATGAAGGTTTTGAAATGGCAATCGACTGGCGATGTCGGCATCAGTAGTGCAACTCTTGCCTCAATCGCATGTGGACTGAAAAAGAATATCTATGGTCATCACTTCGGCGCTCCCCATGACGCAGCAGACTTCCGACGATGCGTTGCTCTTGTTGAGAAGATTCCAGAAATCAGAGATTCATTCGACAAGGTTGCAAAGCGCGTTCCGGCATTCAAAGGCATCCTCAACGAATGGGATTCCCTCGTTGCTCTGTTGAAGTCTGAAATGAAGATACACGGAAACAAAGCACCAGAGACTTACAGGAGAATCAGCGAGTTACGAAAGGACTAACCACAGCCTCACACTCGATGAGGCCTGTTCATGGCTCAATGATATCCAGACCTACCATCGCCGCATCAATGCGGCTTTTCTTGCGTGTAATTGCGGAGACTTTGCGATGTACTTGACACTTCAGGAGTGGAATGCACGCCAGCGACGCCCAAGAAGCCTTGAAACAGTTCGTCGATGGGTGCGCGAATGCAGGATATTCCCTCCTCCGGTTAAGGATGGAAGAGAGTATCTGTTCCACGAATCAGCGGTAAAGGTTGACTTAAATCGACCAGTAACAGGTAGCCTTTTGAAGAGGATCAGAAATGGGAAGAAGGCGAAGTCATGAGCGCCGGGATTTACCCCCTAACCTTTATATAAGAAACAATGGATATTACTGCTACAGGGACCCAAGGACGGGTAAAGAGTTCGGATTAGGCCGAGACAGGAGGATAGCAATCACTGAAGCAATACAGGCCAATATTGAGTTGCTATCCGGGAGCAGGCGTGAGTCACTGATAGACAGAATTAAAGGCGCTGACGCAATCACTCTTCATGCGTGGCTTGGCCGATATGAAACAATCCTCAGCGAGAGGGGTATCAGGCTGAAAACTCTACTCGACTACGCCAGCAAAATCAGGGCAATCCGAAGAAAATTGCCGGACAAACCGCTCGCTGACATATCAACGAAAGAGGTGGCAGCAATGCTAAACACCTACGTAGCAGAAGGTAAAACGGCTTCCGCAAAATTAATCAGGTCAACCCTTGTTGACGTTTTTCGTGAGGCAATAGCCGAGGGGCATGTGGCTACGAATCCGGTAACAGCAACCCGCACAGCAAAGTCAGAAGTAAGGCGCTCAAGGCTGACAGCTAATGAGTATGTCGCGATTCACCATGCAGCCGAACCTCTCCCAATCTGGCTGAGGCTTGCGATGGATTTGGCCGTCGTTACAGGTCAGAGAGTCGGCGATTTGTGCAAAATGAAATGGTCAGACATAAACGACAACCATCTTCACATTGAACAGGGTAAAACAGGGGCTAAGCTCGCCATTCCGCTGACGCTAACGATTGACGCGCTCAATATCTCATTGGCTGATATACTACAGAAATGCAGGGAGGCCAGCGGCAGTGACACTATAATTGCATCAACGCATCACGAACCACTTTCCCCGAAAACAGTATCGAAGTATTTTACAAAGGCGAGAAATGCATCTGGACTCTCATTTGATGGAGACCCGCCAACATTCCATGAACTGCGTAGCCTGTCGGCGAGACTATACCGCAATCAGATTGGCGATAAGTTTGCTCAACGTCTTCTCGGACATAAATCAGATTCAATGGCGGCGCGGTATAGGGACAGCCGAGGGAGAGAATGGGACAAAATTGAAATCAACAAATGA